ATTCATATGCATCATCATTATTGGACAAACGTGGGAATATATTGAAAACAATCATATGGACAACTACGCATGTCCAGCCTACTGCCAAGTGGACCACAACCACGACATGGAAGTAAGTGGACTTTTTTCAGATACTAGAACAGTACGGGATACCCGTAGTGGTGACGATAGTCTTTGGGTATTTTATATGGAAACAGAATCAGTGGATTCAGACGGAGCTCCTTGAAGAGCTTGACGAGGATAATAAAAGATTGGAAAGTATAATTATTAAGTTAATTGACCAACAGAAAAAAGTACAATTAGAACAAAAGCGTATACATGGATATGTAGAAAGCTTAGCTAATATAATGATTAAACTAAATAAGGGGAACTAAAATGAAGGGATTAGCAGGCTTACTTGGAAATTTAGTAAGCGGAATGAAAGATGATAAGGGTCTATTTCAAGGTGGCAAACAAGGTCAAGCCTTTGGACGTATTAAAGACGTTTTAGGAATAAGTCCTAAAGATGAATTTGGAAACAAAGAATCTTATGACCCTGGAATGGAAGAAAATCGCGATTTATTACATCATGCTAGAGATTTTGCACAAAACTTTGACACGACTGATTCAGGTCAGGTTGGGGAAATGCAGGCTTTGTTGAATAAATTAGGATTTAAGGACTATGAAGGTAAAGCCTTGACTGAAGATTCTATGATGGGAGACAGAACATTGTCTGCATTGAGATTGTTGCAGGGAGGCTCTAATGATGAACAGCAAGGTCCGGGGCCTTGGTCATATGGCCAAAACGATTCCAAATCATGGATGCAAAGATTATTTGGCGGAGATTCTGCTAAACAAGCTCAAAGAAAACTTTTTGATAATATTGGTGGCGGTTTATTTCAGCGTAAGTCTGGAACTGGACCAAAAGAGGGTCCTGGCTATTAATGCCTAAAAAAAGTTATAAACTAATTCGATTTGATGGAGGACTTAATGTTAATAGTTCAGATAAAGACCTTGCCGAAAATCAATTAGCCGAGTGTACAAATGTTTCTGTTGATAAGGTAGGCCAAGTCTATGCACTAGGTCAAATTAATTCAGGCTTGACAGTGGCATTAGCTACAGAGACTCCAGCAATAACAGCCGGTGGTTATGGCTTTTATATCATACATACCGATAAAAATAACTTTGGAGTTAATCCAAATACTGCAAGTGGTGCTGCTGTTAATGCATCAGAGAAATATTATATTATAGAATCAGCTAGTGGTGTTATAATAGAAGAGGCTACTGATGGTGATACATTACTTACTGCATCTATCCCTGCTATTTTATATGCATATTTCCATAATGGAGCTTTGCGTATATTTGATGCCGATTTAGAGCAATCTACAGTAGCTCAATGGCGTGGATTTATTCCAGGGCAATTATATGGTAATAATGAAACCGGTGTTTCAATAGCTCGTCAGGGACATATTTATAATAGCGGTGGCGGTAATAGTGGAATAGACCAATGGTATACAAAACCACAGGCTATTGAGGGTTGTTTCCCTACAATAACTCTTCCAGGAACTCTAGATATGCAAGTTTGCAATAATGCAATTATGTGGCAACGTAAACTTTTTGAAGGAGGATTAAACACCTTTCTTACGGCCGGAGAACCTTGGGCTGGCCCAGGATTTGCAAATGAAAAGTCTGCTATTATAGCCGGTACAACTCCTCCAGGGGACGTCGTGACTGAATCAGGTATGTCTTGGGGTTTTTCTTTAGGATATCATGAATATGCAGATGAAACGGGTGGATGGATGCCTACTGGAATAGAACAGTATCAATTTTATGTTAGCACTGTATATGATGGGATTCAAGAAAGTCTTCCTCAATTAATGAGGATGTATCCTTCTGGTCCTCAATTTAGCGGAACTTTATCTCAATTTCCTAGTAATCCTACTAATACTTATGAAAGTGAAAACCCTGTTAGAGCTTTAAAATTTGGAAATGGCATATTAACTGATACAACAACAGGCAACGAGAATGATACATGGGGGTCAATTAGTAATAATGGCCAACGTGTTAAAATGCTATTTGACCCCTCAATAAAAATGCATGGATTACAACATCCAGCGGGTGTAGCAACTGGTTGGGATGATGCTGGGGACACTATTCAGACAAGATTAACAGCCGATACTGCTGGGTACAACTTTGGTGCTACAGGCGTTAATGATATAATAGGTGGTAATCCTCGTATTACTGGTATAAAAGTATATTGGTCATCAGATGAAGATGGTTTCGTTGATTTATGGCAATTATTTGAATGGGATTTTGTAAAGGGAGTCAAAGCTGTTGGCTCAGATTCATCTGGGGGTGCTTATAATAGAGTAGATTATACTCATTTAGGTCCAAATGGATATTTGTGGAATACGACCGCACCTTCTACAGCTAAATATGTTTGGCCTCCGGGCACAGTGAATGGTCCTGTCTATCCTTATCAATATACACATACACATGGTAGGCCTTCTTCTGGAGCTACTAAAGCATATGGATTAGATTTTCATAGTCCTCCAAGATTTTTAAGATATGATGCTATTAATGGCCATTCAAGAGATGATATAATAAAGCTTGACTCATTTAAAACATCTGCCTTTGCCGCTGGAAGTATTTATGCTGGCAATGTGAAGATTGATGGGGTCAGTTATGGAGATAGAATGGTAAAGTCTGGATTTTCTCTTTACGGGCCTACTCCTGATAAGTTTCCAGTAAAAGCTAATAATGTAGATATAGCTGTTCAAGATGGTGACGATATCGTAAAGTTGATGGCATTTGGAGATAGATTATTCCAATTTAAAAGACATACTTTATATATATATAATGTATCTGGGGGCCAGGAATTTGTAGAGCGTAAATATGATTATAAGGGTATCCCAAATGCAGGAGCAGCTTGTGTTACCGATTTTGGAATAGCATGGGCTAACATGAATGGAGTTTACTTACATAATGGTCAAAAGATTGAACATCTTTTAGAGCCAAAAGGTATGAGAGTAATAGATTCTGTCACTTGGAAAGCTTTTGCAGATACTAACCCTGGCAGCCTCAGAATTGGATTTAATCCTTTAAAACGCCAACTTATTGTAAGGTCTGGGATAACAGCAACCAATAGTGCATATATTTATGATATGGCAACAGCATCTTGGACATTGAAAAGCGACGGTATTCAGACAGACGCAGATAGTTTGTGCCCTATGGTTACAGATACTGTTGATGGACAATTGGTTATGATAGATGAAGGGGCTAAGATAGTTTACGCTTTTGCGGAAGCTGACGGTAACCAAGATATTGGATTTACAACTAAAGAAATAGACTTTGGAGAGCCATCAGTAAAAAAGACTATTTCAAAGGTCTTTGTAACATATAAAAAGGGTCATGCGGCTACGGCAATGAATTATCTTACAGATGGAGATAAAGACTGGGCTGGTAGTGCGAAAAATTTTGATGAATCTTCAGTACTTGACCATACTGCTGATACCTTTGTTACTGAATCCTTTTCGCCAGCTACTTCTGCTCAAGCTAAAAATATATATAGCATTCAGATAAGAATATCAGGTACTATGGATAAGGACTTCGTGTTAAACGATATAACAATTGTTTACAAAATGAAGTCAATAAAATAATGAATAGACAAGATAGAATATTAACAGCTCATTCACAGCCTAAAATTAAAAGTTCTAGCAGAATGCCTACTCGTTCAGAAGGAAACGAAGGTGATATGATGATTGTGAATGGCAATCTTCTCATTAAAAATAGAAATATGTGGCTTAAATTTTCTTCTAATATTGAAACTGCAGATGGTGAAGCTTCTAGCAATGTCACTATTGAAACGACTAACGTTACTGGGGGAGTACTTACACATGGTGCTTTACAGAATGTTTATGAGAATCAACATCATAACAAGGTTCACCTTATAGGTGATGTTTCCAATCATAGTGATGTTACTGGTAAATCGGGCTCAGGAAATGTAGTTTTATCTGCAGATTCCGCATTAACAGGTAATACAGATATAGCTAACGTTAATACAGGTTCGGTTAAAGCTGCCGATGGTACTGCTTCATTTACAATAGCCGATACTACTGGCATTCTTACTGTAGGTAATTTAATTGTTACAGGAGACTTTGATGTTGGTGGTACTGAAACTATTAACAATTCAACAACAGTTACTATTGATGACTTAAGATTTCAAGTAGCCTCAGATGCTACCGCTATTGCAGATTGTGATACAGCTGGTTATTTAATAGGTGATGATGGTAGTAGTGGTGGACTAATCTCATTTTTATGGAATGAATCTTCTAGCAAGATGATATTAAATAAAGCCTTTGATACAGTTGCTAATAATATTTCTACTACAGGTACGGTGACAGGCGGAGAACTTCAGATAGATGATATTAATATAAATGGTAGTATTATAGATAATACCAATGGAGGTAACGCAGATTTAACATTAACTCCAGCTGGCACTGGCTCCATTGTCATGGGAAAGGTAGATATAGGTGGCGGTGCTATTGATGGTACTGCAATCGGGGCAAGTTCAGCATCTACTGGTGCTTTTACCACATTATCTGCTGATACCTTAGTGGCTCCATTAAATCACTTTGCTCAATCTAATACAAGTGTAAATATTGATAGTGGCAATATTGATGGTACTATTATAGGAGCTGATAATCCTAATTCTATTGTAGGAACAACGATTGATGCTGAAGATGATTTTACAGTAGGAGATACAGAAATTACTGATGGGCAAATAGCCGATACAGGAGCTTTCAATATAGATACTGGCACTTCAGCATCCCACGACTTTACGATTCGTGATAATAAACTGATATTTACAGGAGATACTAACTGTCTTGGTATTGGCAATGTCGACCCTACTGAAAGACTACATGTTAGAGGAAAAGTACTTATTGATGAATCACTCGATGCAGCTCATTCAACATTACAATTTCAAAATCAATATGGCAATAAACTTGCAGAAATAGGGAATGCTGGTACCACTGGTTCATCTGAGCTTTTTTTCAAAACTGGTAATGAAGCGGGTGTTCTTAACCCTAGAATGCGTATTCAGCCTGCTGGCAATGTATATATTTATGAGGATATAGAACTTGGAGATGCTGACGATACAACCTTGTCAAGATTAAATGGCGGAGATGTTACCATTGAAGATAATGTAATCTATCGTGCTGGTTGCGGTAGTACTGGTGAAGGCGTTATCCCAGTATCTGATGGTGGAACTAATACAAGCAGCCTTGATGCCAAATCAGTACTAGTCTCACAAGATGCAATTGCTCCAGACCAAATACAATCTAAAAGAATGATAAATTCAGGAGGTCTTTTAATTGGGGGCGGTGATGGACCCGAAGTTAGCTTTATCAATTCTGATGGAAGTGGCTCTGGTAGTGAAGCGGTTAGACAAGGTATAGAGGTTATAAATACAGCAAACTCTATTAGGATAGAAATTGGACTGGGTAGTGGTATAGGCTCCGCAACAGGTCCTTGTTTAGAATTTGCTTTAGACGATAAAATAGAAGCTAAAGTTAATCAAAGTGATGCTAATAAAAAATTACTAAAAGAGGCTGATGGAATCGCTATTGATGAAACTATTACTCCAACATGGACTGCTCTTCATAAGTTTGAAGGAACTTTATGGGCATCTGCTAGTGCAGATACTACTGATGATATTGGTAATTTTGCTTATACTGCTGGAACTACATTCCCGCTAGGTTTAGTAGTTAATGATAAGGGTACTGGTGGCGCTCATTTTATTATGGGTAAAGATGATTTAAGGGTTTGTTATTCTGCATGGGGCGCAGATAAAGATGAAGAAGATGGAGATGAAAACTATAATGCTTGGGATTAAACAAATTGTAATAAGGAGTATTTATTATGCCTAGAGGAGGTCCAGGAGTTGGTGATGCAAAAGTTCATACAGTGGTAGCTAATTTTGGAGGAATGCCGAGCGATAGACTGGTTAGTGGATTTTTAACTGTTAATGTCCGGAATAAACATGAATCTCAGCGTGATGCTAATCATTCTTATTGGCAAGGATGGCGACACAATCCTAATAATATCGCTGAAAATGAAGATAATCCTGGTGAAATGCCTGAGGGAACCTATCCTTTTTGGGCAGACCCTCTTTGGGAAAGTAGCGACAAACCTCCAAACCTTCCTAATGAGGAAATTTTTGAACATGGAGAATTAGGAGAGGTTGGGACAGATGATGAGGAACGGCGGTTTGGGAAGGGTAGTTTGGGACGTACTTTCGAAGAAGTTGACCCAACCACTGTTAATACACAAGTAACAAATTTGACAATTCCAACAACTACTGCAAATCTTGTCCATAGAAGTTATTTTGTTATACCAACTCAACCTGGCCCAGGAGATGCTGATGATGGTGGTGACCAAGACTTTGTAGCGGGTAGTGGAAAATGTGGAATTTGGTTTAATGATACAGACTGGGTAGCGGGGGGCTCTAATCATAGCCCTCCTTTTCTTATTACAGAAGGTGAAATAAATCATTGGATTCAAGTAGATTATTCAAGTAGTGCTGCTACAAGTGCGGCAGACCTTGCAGAAGATATCAGTGATGCATGCAATGCATCATACAATAATGATTCAAGTGCAAGGATATTCTATAATTGTACTTATTCTGCTAATTTAGTACGGATAGTTGACTTTGTAGCATTTAGGAGACCCGATAATCACACAGATATTGGAACAATGAATACTTCTGGAAACAACTATCCTTTAAATGTTGCAACATCGGTTGACCCAACTACTAATGGGAACTGGCTTATAAATACAATCAGAAAAGGAACTGCTGTTGGTTTTAATTGTATGGAAAAACATTTTTATACAAATGAAGGTGATACAGGCGGAACTCCGGAAACGGGAGAGAGCGGCGAAAATCAAGTTCCCTATATAGCTTCAACGCGAAGCAAGCCTCATAAGAAATTAATTATAGGAGATTATGATTGTTTTGTATTTTTTGTTTCTGCAGCCTGCCATCTTCATTCTGATAGATATGTTACTGATGATTTTTCTGGATACCCTCTTCCTGCAACTTATACTTCTGGAGCTGTTCCTTGGACTGAAGGTGGACAACAATTAAACTTTCATCATCATGCTTGCCAAGATTTTATTAAAAGTTCTTTAATCTCCAGGCATAATAATTGTAGCAATAATGATAGATTTGTTACAAATACACATGAAGGTTCTGATGCAGCAACCTCTGGATGGACAGTCGGTTCTGAACGAAATAAGTATTTTTTTAATAGCTCATATCCAGCAGGAGAACGACGATTAGCAGATGCTGGAACAATGCAATTAAGACAGACTATAGAATATTTACAAAATAATGGTATCTATAGACATGGTGCTCGTGCCAATGGGGAGTATTTAGATTCCTCACAATCCTCTGATAATAATGATTGGAGGTGGGGAATTGATTTAGGTTATACTTTGGATAGTGGCACAGCGCCCAGTACTCTTACTAATGCTAGGGGAAATAATACTTTTTTTACTCCTGTTCACTCAATAGATATATGTAATTCACATACCTTTCTTCCAATGGAAAGTGGTCGGAATACTACTGGCGCATTACATAGCGATACATGGGGTTTACGAATTGAGATTCACTTATATGCGGTTGACCCAACTACAGACCAGTCGGGTACAGCACATGATTTTTGTGATAGTATAGTAAATTGTTTTTGGCAGCCGTTTGGGGAAACAGCAAAATTAGAAACAGCTGCATAATTAATGAAAGGAAAGAATAATGTCAAACTATAGGCAAGGGTTCAGTTGGGGTGATAGAAACCTTGATACAGATATAGAGGATGAATCTTCTAGCTTATCAACCTCAGGGTCTAAATTAGCTAAATCTAAAGGATGGGGAGCTTCTATAGGCGGTTTATTAGGAGCTGCTATTTTAACTGCAGTAACAGGAGGGGCTGCGGCTCCTTTATTACTAGCAGCTGCTAGTGGAGCTGGGGCTTTAGCCGGTAGTGCTATTGGAGGGGCTGTATCTGGTGTCAAGCAAAAAGATTTGCTTGGCGGAAACTATCTGAAGGGTACTAGGCAGTCTGTAACTGAGGATATTGCTAAAGATGAGTTTGGAAATGTTTTAAAATCAGCTGCTAAATCTTTTATGGGGGGAATGGACCCAACTAGCGGTTTGTCTAAATTTGGTAAAGGCTTTGGTGAAGGTGGAGGTTTTGGATTAGACGTTACAATGGCTGACCCCTCACATATTAGTAATTTAGGCATGGGTGAAAGAATAATGGGCGGATTAAAAGGTGGTCTTGGAGAAGTATTCAAGCCTCAAGAAATATTAGGTAAAGCAAAAAATCTATTTGGAAAAGGTTCACTGAAAGACATTGGGACCTCTTTAATGGGTGGTTTGCAAGGGTCTGGTAAAACTACCACTCCGGTAGCATCATCAAGTTTTCAACCATCTAATTTATTAGATATGGCTGTTGATGGTTTTGATATGGGAGATTCAATGACAGAAGGAATGGGTAATACCTTAATGGAACTTTTCCCAGATATGGATGAAGGAGAGGCTGCGCAAGAAATGGGAATGTTTGACGAGGAAACTAATATGCCTACAAATGAATTTTATAGTTGGTTGCAAAATATGGGCCAATGATAAGGAAAAAATATGAATCCTAATTTAATAGTAAATTCTTACAATAGACACCTTCAAAATTTATCAAGAAAGGGTCGGAAAGGAGATACTGCTCTACGTAAAGTAAAGGGCCAAGTATCTCATGTTAATAAAGAAGAAGCTCAGATTATTGATTGGCTTGGACCTCTTGGAGAAGCTTGGGTTCAAAGTATAGGTAGCGGAACTACTAATCCTAAAACTGGACTTAAAGAGTATTCTCATAAATGGTGGCATCCGAAGACATCTTATACTAAAAAAATCACTAACTGGTTTGATAAGAAAAAGGATAGTTGGTGGGTTGGAGAAGATAGCTGGGCACGCTCATTAGTAGACGATAATAATACTTGGAGACCTTCTCAAGGTAAGTGGGGATGGTTTGGCCAATCTTATGCTTCAAGACAAAGAGATAAAGCGAAAGCTATTGAAAAACAACGTGAAAAACAATTTGAGGATTGGCTTGCGGACAATAAAACTGTAGATGTTGCCGAAAAGTACCAAACTGGCGATGTTGAAAATTGGCTAACAGCAGGAACTGCAGAAGATGCAACAGATGCTTCTACAATGAAAACTAGTGAGTATGAAAGAGTAATTGATGAATATGACCCTAGGAAACAAGAGGAGGGTGAAGCAGATTGGGTAAGAACACAGGAAGCTCATGAAAATACGATGGATGATTTAACTGAAGGTTTTAGTACTGCATCCCAAGCAGCTGGAGATAAAGTGGCGGGACAAACCTTTGGATTATTGACACAAGCTTCACAAGTAGGAGGTCCATCAAGAGTTGCTAGTGCAGGAAACTTTGGACAAGAATTTGCATTAGACCAAGTACTAAGCAGCGCTACAACTGCTGCAACTACAGCAGATTCAACTTTAGGTGGTGGTGTAAGAGATGCAGGTTTAGCCTTAGAACAAGACGAAGCTGACTTTCAAGCGTCTATTGCAGATATACATGATGATTTTAATACCATATTCTGGACGCAATTAACCAATTGGAATGATGCTAAAACAGCTTAAAGGAGATAATAATGGGAATTAGAAATTATGGCAATCAGGTGAATATAGATACTGGTACTGATGTCATGGAATATATTGAAAAACTTAATCAGTCAAGAATCTCTAATCAGGCTAATGCAAGAGCAGAGAGGATGGCTTTATTACAGGAAGCTCAATTAAAGTATAGTCAAAAAATTACTGAACAAACTAAAAATCAGGTAAATGCTATAAATCAATGGAGTTCACACGGCTTAGACTTTGATGCTGCAACTGGTTCTGATATAAATGCAGCATTTTCAAGTAAATTGCCTGATTTATCTGAACAATGGCAAGGTTATGTTGCGGCTTCTAAATCAAATGATATTAATCCTGATTTTATGACTTTTAATAAGCAGGTAATGGGTCAAAATGCTTCTTATATGAATACTGTCATTGGTCGTTTTAATATATTGGCTCAAGAATACAAGAGGGAGAATCCAAATGCTAGCTCAAAGTCAATTATGAAATATATGCAAACCCATCATGATGCAGACCAAGTATATGAGAATTATTCGAGAGTTGCTGCTATGGCAGGGGGGCAAGGGGCTCAATTCATGACTCCACTATTGTATGAACCTCCGGTGAAAGATGAACACTGGTTAAAAGATTTGGCTTCAATAGTATATGACCCCGGCGTAGAAGGGGAAGGTGCTAGATTAAAAGGTGGCCCTGTTGCGACCCTTATGGGTGCTGCTCCATTGGCATATGGAGCCCATAAAGCATATGGTACATTTACAGAGGGTAGTGCTGAATATCTTAAGGCTGCTGAAGCAGCTTGGGGTGACCCTAGGAAAGGTGGGATGAGTGCTGGTAAATATGAAAAAGTGTATGGAGAAAAGAAAGGTGCTTCTGGTAAGGCTGGAACCACATGGAAAGCTTCTAGTAAGATAAAAGGATTTGCTCGTAATACAGGTTTATCTGAGACAGCTTTAGGTAAAGCTGCCAAATGGGCTAAAGGTAAAGCAATGCCTAAAGGTGCCAAGCCTTCTGTAAAAGGATTTGTAAAAGGAGCTGCTCCTTATTTTGCTCCTAGTATAGGAGAAACAATAGGAGATGTTGCTGGAGATACAGGTGGCGATATTGGAAGAACAGTGGGGGTTGCTACAATGGCTAAAGCTTTAGATGCTCCTAAAAAAACTAAAAGTTTTTGGAAATTTCTAGCTAGAAAGGTACCTGCGATATTAGGAAAAGCTACGACTATGGCTATGGCTGATTCTCCTGCTCTTCCTTTTGGAGATTTACTTGCTTTAGGTTTTACGGCTTCTGAAATAGTGGGCCTATATAATGAGTGGACATCTGAAGATTAATAAAGGAGTAACATGCCTATACCTGCCAATTGGCAACCACAATGGGATGAAAATTATACTAAGCAACAAATAAATAAGTATAAGGATTTTGAACATCTCTTAAGGCCAGAACAACAAGAGCAAATACAACAGCATGCTGAAGCGTATGGGATACCTTATTATACAGGAGATTTTTCCCTCCTTCAGGCTATAGGACAAGCGGGTGCTGGTTTTGTAGAAGGCTTTACTACTCTAAATATAGCCGAACATCCTGATAACGAATACGAACAAATATTTAGAAACCTAGGACATCTTGCCGGTTTTGTTCCTGGTATAATGTCTAAACCTGCTGCTATGCTTGGCGCTCGAGGGTTTGCGGCTGCTGCTGCAAATCTTAAATCAATTCCTATGCGTGGCGCTGATTTCCTTACTAAACATGCAAAAACTTCTGTCAAAACATTAGGTAAAAGCTTTGTAGGAAGAAGTCAAGCTGTGGATACAGCTAAAAACTTTCTTATGGGCAATAAAGCTAGGCATATTGTTGAGGGCGCTTTTAAATTAGGCGCGGCATCTGCTATTTCTTCATGGCAGGGTGGTGTAGACCAGATGATTGAATCTGGTATGGGTGGTGCTGTAGCTGGGGGTGTTTTCAGAACAATAGGAAACTTGACACCTGGTACCTCTACCCATGAGAAGGTAGGAAAAGCCTTAGCAGGCTCCCTGTTTATGGGACTACCATCGACTATGAGAGGTGATACTACTCCTGAGCAGATATATGAATACACTATGGGTGCTTATTTTGGTGGTAATGAGGTCTCTTGGACTAGAGCTAAGGCTCATAAATTCATGAAAACGATGGGAGAAAAAGCTCAAAAGGACCCTGAGTGGGCTGGTATGTCAGGCATGGACCCTGAACTTATGCCTAAATATGATAAATTACCTGAAGAAGTCAAGCCTATATTAAAAGAAGAAGCTACAAAAGCCTGGGGAGACCCGGATGCTAATAAAGAAGGCTGGATGGCTATGAAACTTCTACAAGAACTTGGAATAGAAGGCAAGGTTACTGAAGAGCAGCTAATTGAGAAAGGATTTGAACCTACTGGTGAATATAGGGATGGTGAGCAAATATATAAAGCCGACCCTAAAATGGTTCGAGAAAAATTCAAAACATATGTTACATCTGGGGGAGCTAAAGGTGCTGATACTGAATTTGCCAAACAAGCTGATAGGATGGGTATACCTACTATTAACTATACTTTTGGTGGTCATGCTAAAGGTATTAGAGCTACTGGGTTCCAGCGTGTATTATCTACTACTGAATTAGAAGAAGCTGATTCTCATATTAGAGAAGCTAATAAGAATATTGGTAAAAAAGTTCCTAATAAGGAATTTTCAAGAAATTTACAAAGACGTAATTGGTATCAGATTAAATATGCTGATGCAGTATATGCTATAGGAGAATTTGAACGTCCTCAAATAAGAGAAACAGGTGAGGGAGAGCAGCTTTTTATTAAAGGTCAAACTCAGGTTAAGGGTGGTACTGGATTGTCAGTACAAATGGCTATTGATAATGGTAAGCCTGTATTCTTTTTTAATCAAGCTGAAGGTGTATGGTATAAATGGAATCAAGGAGCTAATAAAGGCCTTGGAATGTTTACCCATATTAAAGAACCGCCTGCACCGCCTAGAAGATTTGCTGGTATTGGCACTAGAAACATTAATGAGGCGGGTAGACAGGCCATTAAAACGCTCTTTGAGGATAATTGGAAGCCAGTGTCCACTGCTACTGAGAAAGTGGCTACAAACGCTAAAGAAAAGGCTAAAAAGGCTAAGATAGCAAAGCTTGGTAAGGAAATTGCAGAAACAGAAAAATTAGGCTTTGAACTTAAGGATGATATAATTGCTAAAGAAGCTCAAGGAGTCGATACCTTTGAGGCTGAAAGTAAATTAGCTGAAGTAATAGCTAAAAATCAAGATTTAGTTGAAAGAAGAAATAGATTAACAGCGCCACCATTAAAAGGAGTTACACCAGAAGCTATAAATAAAGAGACGATATCAAGCGAGATATCTGACAAGGCTGATACAGACTTTGAAGGTCCAACTGAATTAGAAGTTGGTAAGCGCTCATTACAATTCACGAAGAAGCATCTAAATAAATTATTTGCAGGAGCTCCTACTGTATTAGACCAGCAGAATAAGAAACGTGAACTTTCTAATATCGTTGAAACAGTTCTTCAACGTACTGATGAAGGAGGTAATCCTCTCTATTTACGACGTGGTTCAAAGGAAAATTTATCAGAAGAATGGGCCGATGCCTTACAACAAGAACTACGAGATGTAACTGGTGATAGTAAATTTGAATTAAAAGAAGAAGGAAGACGTGAATTACGTCAATGGATGACAAGAAAGAATATGGGGAAGCTTGTCACTCACTTACAATCTGATGGTAATACTGTATTTGAGATGTCTAATCCCTCAAATCCTATTTCCCGTGCTGGTAATCGTAAACACCAAGAAGAGCCTATTAAAAGGATTGAAGTTGCTTACAGAGAAAAGGGCGGGGCTGATACAGAGCCTACTTATATGGTGCTTGACCATATAACAATTAAAACCGAAAAGGGAAACAGAGATTTAGACTTGTCTGATTTTAGAAATAACCATTTATTACGTGAGAATAATTGGGATGAAAGAGTAGCTAGTAAAGCATATGATTCTTTTGTTTCTAATGCTATGAAAAAAATGGCTAAGAAAGGTTACTATGCTTTCGGTGGTTCTTCTGATAAAGATAAAATAATATGGGTAAAGTATAATCCTGAAGTTGCTAATATTTCTGCCGCAGAAGCTACTAAAAAAATCAATGCTATTAATAAAAGCATCAAAGGTAAGCATCAAAAATTTAACATTCAATTAAATCGTTCTAGAAAAGAATTTATACAGAAATATAAAGGCTCTAGTAAAGACTTTGACAGGATGTGGCTTTCTAATCTATATTATGATTTACATATGAATGGTATGGAAGCTACTGATGCTAATATTAAAACACTACTAACCCATCCAGGGTTTATCAAAGACTCTGCTGCATTTAATAAACGTCAGCAAATATGGATGAATAATGCCTGGGAAGGTGATGTTGAGTTTATCAAGAAACAATTAACAAAAGAAGTTGTTATTCCAGGCAAGATTTTAAAGGAAAGCTCAGAAATTGAGCAAGAATATCAAGATTATATTAGAACTTCTAATTATTCCCCAAATGCTAAGCGAGATATTGTAAGAATAGACCATTTTAAAAAATACAATAATCAAGGTCAGCTTATAGGGGATAGATTTGATGATGCTAAGGCAAGAGTTGAATTTGCCAATGCAAGATATCAAGGCAAACGTGTCTATGATGATGTATCTGGTAATTTTTTAGATATATTAGATGCTCCTACTAAAAAAACAATATCAAGTTTAACTGATGTTATTAACAAGGATACTGGTGAAGTACAGGAAAACTATAACTACTTACTTGTTAGAGATTTGTCTGAAGCTATTGAGAAGGCGTCTAAAAAGGATAAACAATTCTTTCATGATGTATCTCGTTTAAATAGTGAATTACCTGAGAATGTAGATGGTGCTATTATAGTCTCAGATAAAGTGCTAAATGCCATCAATGCTGACTTCGGTAATCCCGCATCAGGTCAAAATAAATCCTTCATCGTGTCTCCGAACGCGAAGGACGGAGCTTTACTTGGCAAGTATATGATGCATGCTGCTGGTGAGAAGATGAGTAAACTTATGGAAGCTGAGGGCCTTCATATGATTATGCAGGAGACTGCTATTAAACAAAGAGGTTTACGTGAATTAAGTGATTATGATATCGTAAATGGGAAATTAGTTTATGACAAAGCTTCTGTTTTAAGTGATTTATCTCCTGAACATGTAAGGGGAAATTTTGGTGTATATGGCAATGAACATATGGTTGGGAAGCAACGGATTCCTAAACAGCTTTTGCAAAATCTACTACCTACCACCTGGAAAGAGGTTTCATCAGAAGTTATAGATAATATGTTTGAGGGAATAATACGTCAACGATGGGATGGTAATGCTGACGTTAATAAACGGGTTGATGCTTATTTAAAAATGGCTAAAGATGGTAATTTAAAACCTGAAGATTTAGTCAAAATTGAAACTGAACTTATCAACAATATTGATAAAATAGGGATAGAAAAACTTGTAGAAGCAATGAAAAATGAGTATGCTCCTGGATTATCTGAAGCTATCTATAATAAAGTATTAAAAGTTGAAAAAAATTCTTCTATGCAACGTTTTCTTGAAGGAGACATTACTGAAGAACAATTTAATGAAGAGCAGCAAGAAATCGTTGAATTTAATTCTATAGCTGATAGGGTTATTAATTCAGCGAATGAATGGGTTGAGGGACAGAGAGCAGAAGGTGTTGATGCAAATATTTCATCTGTTTATATGCATAAATTTATTAGAGATTTTAGAATTAAAGCTGTTCAAAACTTTTTACTTAATGAAGCGACTAAACCTGTTAGGGATAATTCTGCATCTGCTTTTATGCGGCCTTATGACAAGGCCATGAGGTTGAATCTTGACGATGTTAACCCTAGATTAAAAGAATTAGAAACTAATGATGAAATCTTCTTTTTGGATAATGCTTTTAAAAATACTAATATTAAAGTCGCTTTAACTGGCAAGCATAAAAATATTACATCTATTAAGCTCGGTGATTTATGGAAACTATACAATGCTAAAGGGACTTCTACTGCTAATAAGGAATACATAGAAGATGTTTTTGAGGCTGTAACAGTTCGTACTCCTATGGATTCTATGTCAGGCGCACAAGTATTGAAATTTGCTGGGTTTACAGGTAGAGAAGGTCATGGTATCTTAATGCATGGTAGAGCTATGAGAGCTGAAGGTGGCGCTGACCTTGATGGTGATAAATCCTCTGTATTCTTTGGCGGTGAAGGTGGTTTCAGCAAAAGTTGGAAGAAAGCTTATAAAGATAATAAAAAGGAATTTTATCGTACAGACAAGAAAGGTGTTGAAAAGGTTAGTGATAATAAAGGTGCCAAAATACCTGGTACAGATAAAAGTTATAGAGATATTCTTGCTCTTTCTCCTGACTCTAATAGAAGGGAATATTTAATTTCTAAAGCATCTCAATATTCTCCTACAGAAAGGATTAGAATATCTGAAGCAGCTGTTAATGGTCGTAACCAATTAGGACCTGCAGTAGTAAATAAACAGGTTATGGCTGCAGCTTATAGTGCTATACTCGCTAATGGAGGTAAGGATGTTTTTTATGTTAAGGGTGGCAAGGGTAAGAAAAGGGCTACTTATAAAATATCTATTACAGCTAGAAATAAAAAAACTGATAGAGAACATCAGAGGAATATGGGAAGAGCACAAATTGGATTAGCTTCTGACCCATTAGATGAGCTTGGTTTAAAGGGAAATAAACTTTGGTTTAAAGAAATGTGGAAAGCGCATTTTGATATAACTGCTGTTGAAGAACTTCGGGGAAAAGGTAAAAAGCCTAAACAATTAGATATAGTTGAAGCAGATAAAGTTTTTCATGGAGATATTCTAGAATCTGGAGCTATACGGGGTGGTATTTTAGGCAATATGACTAAAATTAATAAAGCTTATTGGGGAAGAAATTGGGTTGCTGGTCGTAAATTTAATATGAATGAAATACTTGATTTGGGTGGGGCCATATCGGATATTCCCCTTAAGTCTCAACAAACCTCCTTTTTGTCTCGTATAGGTAAATTATTACATGGATTAGATTGGTCAGATTCTATTTTTGGCAAGATAAATCAAGATGCTTTATTAAAAGTTTATGACGACCATGCTGCTAGAGTAGGTCAATATGACTGGCTAAAGAAGTTTCTTGGCAGACCTTCGTTTAGAGTAGATAAAAATCCTTATATAATCAATACAATGAAACATCAATTATGGACCAATCAAGGTCTTAATAGTATTGCCGCTAGTAAATCTAGATTTTTAGAAGCTATTAAGGGCACTATGTATTCTAATTGGGTTAAAGAAAACCCAGAGAAATATTTTGGGAAAAGTGGTAAATCTTTAAATCTGGGTGGCCCAAGAGAGAAAATGGCTCGTAGAGATTTGCTGATGGAATTAAAGGATATAGCTGAAGATTTTGTTGTTAATGACATGACTGACTTGGCAAGTATTTCTAATATCTCTAGAATAGCTGATGTTTTAAAGAAAACTGATGATATAATATTTACAGATAATGTCAATAAAGAAGCTACTATTGAACAGGCTATTAATCGTATTCATAATGAAGTAGATAGGCTAAAAATAAATTCCTATTTAATGTCTAATGATAGGAAGAATATTGAACGTCATCTCGAGCAAGTCCGTAATTTAAGTGACCCAGAATCATTAAAGGCTGTTCAAGAACTTGTTGAATTTATGAATAAAACAATGGGAATTAAACCTGCCTCAAAAAAAACAGTTAGGTCTATGGGAGATGAACCTACTGCAGAGATGGACCAGAATACTATTGATACTTCTATTAATTTATTTAAAAGCAAATTAACTCCTGGAGGTCAAGCATTATTTGACCAATTAATGTTAGGCTCTATTAATCGTGGCAATATGGAGGCTATTAATAAATTTGAAGCAGGAATGGGTAAGCCTAATAGGTTTACTATGGAAGTATTAAAAGGCCTCCGTAAAGAAGCTTCTAGAACTAGAGTATCTAGGCTAGGATTTAATAGTAACGCTGTTTCTGATAGGGCGATTACTGAGCATATAGCTGCTTTTGCTAATAATTTTAAAGAAGGTTATAGGCCTCCATCAGAAAATCAATTTAAAAGGATTGACCAAGAGATTGAAAACTATAAATCTCGAATAGAAGATGATGGTCTAGACCCAGCTTTAATTGAAGCGTTATTACCTTCTGGATATGGAGGAATAAAGGAAGGCAAGCTTGATGCTGAAAGTAAACAAATAGTTGCTGAAATTGCAGATATTGTAAAAGAAATGCATAATAAAGATAGCCAAGATATAAACGGTCTTATGCGTGGTGTTGTTGGTAAGGATTTGAATGCTATGAATAAACGAGATTTTGTAGTCTTTAGAAATTGGCTGACAGATATTCGTAGGGGGAATCTTATTCAACGTATGTTCCATAAGCCAGGCCCAGTACAACTTAATAAACGTCATTGGGCCTTATTTCCCAGAGCTGTTAATGCTGAACTTATGAGAGACGATATTGTAATGATGAAAGAGAAAGGATTCTTTACAGATAAAACAGGAGCGGTACGTGAAGGTATTATCACCAAACCCACTCATTATATAGATATAGTTCAGAACTTTATTGGCAAGATGAATGATTCTGCTGTAAATATATCAGATAAATATATTAAAAGATTTAATCAATCTATGCTATTCCATAGTGGTTTAGAAGATTCTCAAAAACTCTGGGAAGTTGCAATTAGACAAAGAGAAGCTCATTGGACGGAAACTGACCGTATCAGGACTAGTGACAAGGACCCTGAAGTAAAAAAACGTGCTTTAGATGAAATATATTCTAGACTCCATGATGCTGAAAAGGCTAATAACTGGAAAGACTTGGCTGATAAAAAATATACTGTCACTGTTGATGGAGAAAGAGTAACTATATCAGGCAAGGATGTTGTTGGTCGTATTAATAAAGAACTAACTAGTCTTTTTGTTGAGATGAAAGAATTTATTAAAGGACGAGAGGGTGCTCTTGAACAATATAGGCTGCAAACGCCTAGAGGTGGAGTTAAATATGACTATCAAAAATTTGTAAGACATTTACAGGAACATGTTTCTGGTAGAACTCCTAAGGGTTGGATAAAAGAAGGTATTTCTGATATTCCCTCATATTTCGGGATTGATGGATTGAGAAAAATAGCTCGTTCAATGCAGATTGATATGATATCTGATAAAAAAATGAGGCAAGAAATAGCTAATCAAGAAGTAGGTGATACTGGAGAACTACCTCCTGATTCTTATTTTCCACATATGTTTTTTGATAAATCTGTTTCAAAGCGCTTAATAAAGGATTCTATTAAAAGAGTATTAGAGCGCCCTGAATCTGAGATGACTGAAGAACAAAAAAAGCTTGAAATTAAAAAGTTATATTACAAAAATAAATCTCTTGGTGGAGAAATGCGCTTTGAGGAGATGGAAGATTGGGATTTAGTTGATAGTGTATTAGAAGATATTGCTCAAGGTAAAAAAATATCTGAAGATAGAATTAAATGGTTTAATTCAAATGAACGTGCCGGTTCTATGAAATCAAGGGATGTTCATATGGGTGGGTGGAGTATTGACCCTGTTGTTGTAGAATCATATATACGTTCTATGTCTAATACTTATCATAGGCAGCTAAATCAGATGTTTGGTCGTGAGCAAGTACAGAACATGTATGGTCAAATGATTGGGAAATGGGGTAAAGAACAGACAGTTGCTTGGCAGAATTTTATGAAACTATATATTCAAGATGCTATCGGGAATCCTTCTATTATTCCTCAATATATGTATGAAGACCCTAAAATGAAAATCAAAGGAACTCCTTATGCTTGGTGGTCTGATAATAAAGTAAGAGATAGAATTAATAAATTTGGTAAAGCTATAGGCCTAGGGGATAAAGCTTTACCAGAAAATCTCAGGGGCATTGATACTGAAACTTTAAGAGCATGGTCTAATTTAGAAGCTCAATACCAAATGGCATCATTATTAGCTCATCCTAAATCGGCAGTAGCTAACGTTTTTGGAGGTACTACACACACTATTATGTCTGCTGGTTGGGGTAACTTTGTTAAAGCTAAAAATTATAATTATTTATCAAAGATTAATCCAAAGTGGAGTAATAAGCAGGCTGTTAATGATTTTGTTATCAGTCAAGGTGTTTTGCCTGAATATCTTGTTTATGAAATGGGACTGCAAAAAGAATTTCAAAATACTAAAGGCAAGGATTTTATTACAGAACTATCAGCTAAATTAACTAGAGACCCAGAAATGTCAGAGAAAACTATTGGCGAAATAGCTGATAGATATGGTATTAAAGATAGAGTTATGAATTTCGCTGCTAAATTTATGACTATTCCAGAAAGAGCTTTACGTAGAGATGCGTTTATGGCTCACTATGTACATGCTTGGGATAAATTTGGTGGTGCTATTAAAGAATATGACCATCCATATCTTATCCAAATGGCTAAAAAGGGTGTTAGAGCTACACAGTTCTTGTATAATGCTCCTTTTAGGCCCGCATTTGCCCGTACAAGCCTAGGAAAGATAATGAGTCGATTCCAACTATGGTCTTGGAATTCTGTGCGCTTTAGAAACGATGTACGTCGTCAAGCAAGAATTTACGATTTTACCCCTGGCACAGAAGAATGGAAGAGATTTGAACGTACTATGCAGACAGACTTATTCACGTTTGCACTTGCCAATGTATTTGCATATTCATTATTTGAAAATAATTTACCTCAACCATGGGGTTGGATACAAGATTACTCTGATTGGATATTTGGTGATGAGGGTGAAAGAGATAGAGCTTTTTATGGGGCCTGGCCAAAAGCAGTCGCTCCTCTTCAAATGGTTACTCCTCCTGGATTGCGGATGGTCGGCCCCACTTTTAGCGCTATTCTTTCTGATGATTGGTCAAGAGTTGGTGAATATTACGGTTATACAATGTTACCATTTGGGCGAATCTTAAGAGATGTAAGTCCTTATTCTAAAGGGAATCTAATTGAAAATCCAATGAGACTACCAGAGAAAATATTCGGCTTACCTATGATGCAATTACAACGAAATATTACAAAATGGAAAAATGAAGAAGAGGCTTACGATGCCATCAGATGATATAGACCCACAAGAAACTCATCATTCTTCTTTAGATGATTTCTTAGAAGGAAAAGTAACTAAAGGAGCTGCAGGATTGATTGGAGCAGCGCTTATAGGACAACAATTGGCAAAATATGGTAAAAGAGGATTTGCTAGAGCTATTGATACACATGGATTTGGAGCTAACGTAGAAGGTTCTTATTCAGGCGAATCTAAAATATCTCAATTTACTAATAATCTTTTACAGGCTGGTAAGGGAACTCGACGTAGAATGCCCTTAACATTACTTAAGTCTTTAATACGCTCTGGTAATCCTTTGGAATTAGAAGCTGTAAAAAGCTCTTTAACATTACTTAATAAGCATATGAGCATGTTAAAAAGTCAAGGATTACACATTCCTAAAAAAATGAAGGAATATTATTTAAATTTACAAACAATGGCGCCAGAACGTAAAATGGCTCAAGCCGTTTTGCAAAAGAGTTTTAATCAGCCTATAAATTTTAAGCACGGTGGAACATTTATTCAGGGAGCTAATGTCAGAATGGACCCTGATATTAATAAGGCATTGCAAAATAAAGGGTTTAATACTAAAAAACCATTTACTGTATATGATGTAAGTCATAAAGACCCAACTAATAAAGCTACAAAACATATGACTCAAAAATTAAGAGCTGCAGCTACTGGCGACCCTAGATTACAGCTTATTACAAAAGAACTAAAAAAGAATAATATTTCTAAAGCTTTAGAATATGCAAAAGATGGAACAATTAAGTATAAAGGTAATCTTATTAAAACAGGAAGCCCTATACAGCTAGTGGCAGAAGGCAGCGGATTGACTGCAAAATTTAGTCCAGCCTATATGGCTAGGGGAGGTAAGTTAAAATCAGTTAAAGAATACGTAATAGGCGGTCATACGCAAAGAGTTCACTATAAACCTTTCGAAGGGTTTACAGGTTTACGTAAATCTCATGCAGATGTATTTGATATTACAAGCTATGCTTCTCAAGGCGAGAAAGGGAAAAATGTAATAACTAAAGCGAGGATTCTAGCTGCTGGAGAAAAAGGTCGCCAGCTAGGTATTCATCAACCAGTTGTAACAGTTAGTTCTTATTCTCATAATAAGCCTGGCTCAGGACGTGCTCCGGGCGCTACTGATGTAATTAAAAGAAAAGCAAGGAAGTTTGTTTCTGCGGCTGCAAAAACATATAGTAGCAAGGTGCCTAAAAATGCAAAGAGAAAAACTGCCGAATATTTACTTCGTGCGACTAAAGCTTTACTAACCAAAGGACGTTCATTTTAGCTCCTGTACGTTATTATTAAAATTCTAAAAGCTCAAGTAGGGAGCAAGTATAGAATACCTACTCCCCACCACTTATTAATCACAGAGACTAATTTTTTTCAATTTTAGCAATAACTTTTGCTAAAGTATCTCCACCTACACATTCTGAGTGAACAATTATGCTTTCATCAATATAAAAGCCGTCTTCTGCTACAAAACCATGCGATACCTCAACAGCAGGTGTTGTGGGTCCTATCATTTCATTACATTCTTCACACAGTACGTACAATGTTTCTTTCTGACCGATTCTTTCCATCTTCTATCATGCCTCTCAATAAACAGAGATAAACAATGGCGTCTGTAATTCTCCCAGTAACGTCTTCTCGTTGTGAAGTATGACCCTTGACATGGGCTGATATCCCATCAATATGCTTTAATAGAAATACCATTAAGGCTTTATCTCTAGGAATGTCAAGTAAACTAGATGAGCGCTCAAAATTAGCGAATACATTATCAATATCATGTGCGTATTCTTTTTGACCAGCATCCCTAGTTTTAAGAACTTCCTTCAACTGCTTTCGTACTACCCTCTTCATTTGTTTGTACGTCATTGTTTTCCTCTATGTTAAGTTCTTTATTAATAAAACCAGTGAATTTATCAGTATGGCCATTCATTTCAATATACATATCTAAAACACCTGTTAAAGTTTGAATATCTGTTTTTAACGCTGTAATTTCTCGTATAATTTGATTAATGACACCTACAGTTTCTTTCATTGTTGGTTTTCTACTTGGTGATTTTGCCATTTCGTTCCTCTCTGTATTTTTTAGAATCATTCCTCATCCTTTCTGTGAATCGTTCCATAGCTTCTTGTCTTTCTTTATCAACTTCGTCATTATCACCAACTTGGATGTTAGTGAATGTATCAGTATCTTCAACTGAAGATGATTTTTCTGTCCACAAAGCTTTTTTAAGTTTGACTTGAAGATTATGATTTTCCTTTTCCAAAGCATCAATACGCTCCAGGGCTTCTTCGAAGTTCTTCATATAACTTCTGTTGCTTGTTTAAATTTATCTGGACAAAACCGGTCGTTATCTTCTTCGAAAATTACGCATAAATCATGAACAAAGTCAACGTATTCTGAATTAACATAATTACTAGTATTTAACATAGAACGTTTATGGGTGAGAACTGCTTTTGCTATTTTTATATAGTTTTTTCTTGACATTGCCATGGTAACCTCCTTTCGCGGTATATCTGTAGGCTGTTCGTTTTGAAATATTGAATCTACTTGTCAATGTTTGCATATCATATCCTAAATAGCGATATAATCGCATTAATTTAGCTGTCCAGATACCAACTTTTCTTGGCCTTCCTGTTTTCATAACTTCATTTCTTCCTCTTCTTTAGGTGGATGCGGCGCTTTGGGTGGATTTTCCAACCAAACAATACGTTCCATTAACATTTCTATTTGAGCTTCTAATTTCAGTATTCTTTCCAGGGTTTTAGCTCTAAAAGCATGTATTCCATCTTTCCAGTCAGCTTCATCTGCGAGTTTTTCGCTATACATCAATGGGGTCCTTTCTTATTGGATAAGTATCTTCTTCTAAAATAAGCCGTAAAGCTTGACACCAACCTTTATTGTAATTTTTATTATCTTTTTCTGAATGTTCTATTTTTTCGCAATGCTCTAAGAGCCTTTTTATTTGATTTTCGCTTAACATGTAATATCTCCCTCATATAGCATCGAGAGCAATAAGGTACCGAGTTTTCAAAAACATCGGCAACCTTATCGCATTCGATACAATGATTAGGTAGAGGCATTAATTATTCGTCTCAACCTATTGTAAACTTTTGTAAATGGATGTTGTTTTTTAGGATACGGAGTATTAATTTCCATTCTTCTTTTTCTTTTAACCACAGGCATAACAAGTGGCTTTGCATCTTTTTCTAAAATTAACTCTACCTCATTTAGCTTATTACATAGAGTGATATTCTCATCTCTAACTAACTGAATTTCTTTGGCAATGTCAATATTATTATCAATTAATGTATTAACAATTTCAGCAAGATTTTGAACTGAATCAGTTAGAACACCGTGGCTGACAATTAGTTTTGTGATTTCCTTTTTAGTCATACATCTCCAAATAACTGGTTAAGAGGAAGAAGAACGAGTCGACTAGTATCATCATCTCCTCCTCTACTATCTTTTGCAATACCAAGTTTTTTTAATTTCTTTATCTTGGCCTTTAATTCAAAAACAGGTATCATAATAACTGCCTTTGTTTTATTTTCATCAGCTAAAAAGTGAACCCACCAATCAGCTTTTGTAGTAGCTATTCCTGAAAGTTTTTCTCTTGACATCCATTCAATGGCTATATTTCCAGTGCGCTGCCATTGACCACGTTCTGTTTTAATTTCTACGAGTTCTTTTCCTAACATGATATCAGCAAATAATTGCTCTCTTATTTGACCATATTTTAAATCTAAGTCAAATTTACTATCATTGTTTACCATTTTTTCTCTTTGATATTCTTCCAGGGTCATAGTGTCTTCAGGGTCATAGAATTTAGTTGGCTGTGTACATTTGGAACATAAGTGTTCTTCTTTCCATACAGGAAAAGCATTACAACATTCACTATATACTGGAGGACTACTTCTTCGCATTAGCTATTTTTTCCTTCTCAATGTCTGGAATACTATCAAATTCTTCAAAAGATAAAGGGTGAATAGTATCAGGGTTTCTCATTTCAGCTAAATATTTTTTCCCAAAAAGAGCTCGTCTATGATGGGCCATTTCCCTACTTATTCTAGACCCGTCGTTATCATGGTCAAACTTTTCAGGATTTCTTTTATAAATCTCTCGTTGCTCTGCATTTTGTCGTTTTTGCGGATTTTCTTTTGTTTTCATACTGTCTCCTTTAAAGGATGTCGCATCTTCTGCGGGTTAGCTTGACGTCTTTCTAAGTGAGACATGGTCCAATATTCTTTATAATACCATTTACCATGCGCTGCTTTTTCATATTCAGTTTTATAAGGTTCCTGAATGTAGTACCTATTGCTAAAGTTTACTTTTTTTCTTTCCATACTTGCCTCTCATGTTTAGTGTTAAAATTACAGGAAGGGGAGAAAAAATAAACTCCCCTCCCTTATCCGACGAGATTGCCTCTTAGGAGGTATCCCATTTTTAAATTTTGAGCAGATAGCTATTAGGAGTGCTATACTTATATAACCGTTGTATTGTTCATCAAGGTAAGAAGCGTATCTGCTCATTGTTTCATAGCCCAAAACAATATTACCATTATTATTTTGTCAATAATCCACAACATAATTAAAATTGTTAATTTATTATCAGTAGAAAAATGAAAAGGGAAAAAGGTCCCGGTGGCAAATTCCTCTCTGGTCTTGGGAGCTCCGCCTGTCTTTTTCCCTTTCATTTCGTTTTCTAGGCTAGCTAGTTACACGCCAAACGCGTAATTGTTTGCCAGCTTTCCCTCTTCCGTTAACAGTACGAGTAACAAAGCTAAGAGCTATGTTATTTCTATGAACTCTACCAATAGCACTTCTTACATGCTTGGTTTCATTAATAGGTACTACAAAAGAATCACCAACTTTTAAGTCAAGCAGGGGATATCTATGTATCCTGTGATGAGGAATTGGTATATTTTTTTCAACTTTATAATCAGATGTATGATTTGTATGTTGAGTTGTTTTATTTGATGTTGTATTTTGAGTATTCATAAATTTCTCAAAATCCTTTTTACTATAACGTTTTACTTCTGTTTTTCTCAAAACATCTCCTTTCCGGATAATTTCCGAAAGATATAGGAGCTTACTTGCTCCGGTTGAAGGTTTAACCAACTAACTACATTTTGATATTGTATGGCTGTTAAAGGTCCTTTTCTTGTATTACAACGTCTACATATCATCTCTAGATTTTTAGTAGTCGAGGGACCACCACAAGAAAGAGGTACCACATGGTCACACACCATAGTCCTAACATCAAGTATACTATTGCAATACTTACACGATGAGCCATAATTTGATAGAAATAACTCTCTAATGACCACCAGAGAGATGTTAAATTCCACTTCATATTCTTTGCTCCTCTTTTTAAGGGTTGAACGTAATGATGAGCTTTTTTTCATCAATCTATGGAAAACACCTTGAGCATGAGTGCCATGATGTTTTTTTAATAAAGGCAAAAATTTATTTTCCCAATCCATAGTGGTTTTATGTTTAGCTTTTTTACGTTTATAGCGCTTTTTTTCCATACAATTCCTTTATGAAATGCCGCTAATCTCATTATCTATAGTAAGAAAAGAATTATTCCATCCAATTGATATAGTTAGTTCGATTTTTCCAATACCTAGTTGTAAGCACTTGTAAAAACGACTGTCTTCACTAGCTCTTAACCAGCCTATTCGAAAAAATGAAAATAGACATATTACCCATCCATTTTCTACTTTAATTAAGTCAAAGATATAACCTTTATTCACTTGTTCTCCTTAGTCTAAAACTAGGGGTCCATTCAAGCTGCGTATCAAATAATTCTCCATCAGTATTTTTATACATACTAATTTCCTTTATAGAATCATCAGCTTGTCCATTGAGCCCTAAAACTTTTCTACTGGCATTTTCTATGGCACCTGACCCCTTACCAGCATATAAGTCAAGCACCTCGTTCCTACTATAATCTCGACTAACTTGAGAAATTTGAATGATAATAACATCAAAATTAACTGCCATATTAGATAAGCTGTGAGATATATGTTTAATTTGTTCATATTCTCCTCTAACATGAGGAGGAGTTTCAACAAGGTCAATATAGTCTACAATTACCATAGCTGGATTTAATTCACGTATTTTATCTTTAATTTGCTCAATTGTTGGAGATATAGTCTGTATGGAAACATGACTCAATTCTTCTCTATGCTTACGAAAAATAATATCATATTTCTCATTTACATCCTCTTTACCACAATTAGCTACTATTTGCATATGTCTTCTATGCATATACCAGGCTGACAATTCAAGGGATATAAAAAGCGTAGGAATCTGCCACTCTTTGACTATTTTATTATTTACAAAATCAACACCTAATGCAAGATTTTGAGCCAAGGTTGTCTTACTAGAACCTGTGGGTCCAAAAATTGTTACTAATTCACCAGGATAAATCGTTGCATCAATTCCCCTAGATAAACCTAACATTCTTGACAGATTTACAGTTCTTCCACGAAAATTAGTTGTCATTCGATTATGAAATTCGTCTTGTAAACTATCAACAGATAATACGTCTATAAGATAATCTTTACGTTTAAAGAAAATACATCTAGTTTGGCAATATTCTTTCATATACTTATCTTGACAGGAATATTGATAACCCTTATTGTATGTTTGTTCTATCTTATCTATTAGTACATTGTTGTCTAGATTACCGTCATTCCAATGTTGCAATGAAACTTTAGCAAATTCGCTAGGAATACCATGTCTTCTGAAATGGCTAGCTATGCGCATCAAAATGTTATTTCTAGAGCCTTTTTGGGGTCCTATAGCTAACATTCTTTGAACGCAAGGTACAACCTTGATATTTTCAGTAACAGGTCTTAATTCTTGTATTTTAGGTGTTTCTTTTAAAATGTATTCTTCTAATTCACCTTCTCCAATTAAAGAATGATAAGCAAATTCTAATCTTGGCGTTTTTGCTATGTCAAGAATATCTTTTACTTTAAACGTTTGTAGCTCTTTAATTGTTAGAGGAACTTTATATAGATTCGTTTTTAGATTTACGGTATGGGGTATACGATATATTCCAGTTCGAATATATATCATATCATCAATACCAGGCAGTAACTCTGCCATAGTTTTTCGGACTATATAAGGTAATTCTGGAGAGGCTTCAAAATTAAATACAGCATTAGGTAGAACTAGATGATATCCAGTGCCACTAAAATAAGGTTGTATTGATTTATGTGCTACTACTCCTAGGTCTGATAAAGCCATAACACATGCAAGTGTTTGACGTAAGGTATGTTCATTAGAATCATCACCTTTATCTATATCAATTAATACTTTATCAATCCACCGGGTTCCATAGAAATCTCCTACGGACCCGGCTTCATCAATTTGACTTTTACCTACCTCATCATATAAATATAATGAACGGTATAAAGGCTCTTCAGTATTAATATAAGAAGATAGCTCTGTTTTAGGAATTATAAATCCACGATTCCTAGGTTCGGCTTTAGCTATCTCTATATAGTTCACAGGGCATCTTCAACTGTAGTAGGCAGTGTAGCTGTTACTCCATTTGGTTTAGTAGGAACATTAGTAGCTTCCTTCAAATATCCATTGGTTTTCATCCATTTTACATGGCTGGCTAAATCTACTTTACCAGTGCTTGTATTAGGGAATAAACGATAATGAACAGTATTATATGCTTTGCCAGTTTTCTTATTAGCCTCTTTATAGACGTAGCCTACAGAGTCATAAGAAGGATTGGTTCCTGGTATTACGCTACTTAAATGATTATCAGTCAAGTATTTAGCAATATCTTTAATAGCTGTTCCATCTTCTGTTTCCCAACCACCTTTAATATTAATACCTGCACTACAACCAATATCACCAAAGAATTTATACATACGATTCAACACTGAACCACCCTCTATATTTCCTTTAGCATCCCTATCAAATGAACCGCGTATTTTAATTTCACGATTATACTCACTTTCTTTAATAGCAACTTCAGCACAAATAAATATATCAGCCCAATCAAATTCATCTGACCTGTCTGAAAATGAGACTATACCCATTTCACATACGCCCATATACTTATTATGACCACTATTACTACTCATTCCTTTAGGCTTAAATAATGCCATTATTCACTCTCCTTTTTATAGATTTTCTTCCAATCAAAAGGGAATACCTTTCCCTTCAGGTGTTCACAACGGCTACCAGCTTCTAATGCTATGCCTGCTTGAAATGAAACCATCAATTCATCTTCATCACCTCTAAACATATAGCCAATAGCATCAGATTGAGCCATTAACTGGTTTTTAAGCTTGCCAGATAAATCAAGTGATTCAGGTTCTACGGCAGTAGAATTATCAACAGCGGTCGCTGTCTTTCGGTGTCCAACTATAATAGTCTTTGGACATAGACTCTGAAGTTTCTTTATATTATTCAACACACGTTCACGAACCATGCCAAAACCTTTGCCATAAGGTAAATCGGCTATATCATCTACACCCATTTCCTTAATCACATCTTTTGTGGTCCATTCGACTAGTTTGTCGACTGTATCCAATGCAAAGAATTTGTAATCATGTCCATCTGCTGCTTCTTTATAAAACTCCAGGAGTTCCTCTTTACTGTTAACGCCTTGAAAATATCCCTCAAGCATATGGGACCCGGATTCGGTATCAATTACCAAACAGTTGTTTAACTTACTTAGCATAGTAGTTTTTCCAACTTTTGGAGCCCCATATAGCAATAGGATTTTAGGATTAACAGAAACAGGTTTGCGCTTGGCTTTTTTGAGTGCCATAACTTTCTCCTATTTTGTCATTAATCAGTAGTTATAATATACATTCAATTGACTGTATAACCAAGAGATAATCCTTTAAATGTAAACAGAAATTCTCTAGGACATTCTTCTTCGGTCAACAGTCTTTTTACAGCATTTGCAATGAATGCTCCTGCCATATTAGAACAGTAGGATGTCGCCTTGGCGTTACAGGGGTCTTCACTAGCATCTGCATCTGAATACCAAGTATCTTTATATTTCACAAGAGTTGGATTCGTTAACACATACTGTTGGTACTCCTCCGCCCCCATTCGCCCATCAATAAGAGCAAATGGTCTGTTACGCTCGGTCAGCGCTGCAGTCGCGGCTTCAAGGCGACTGTCCATACTGTCAAAACCCAGAATTACGATATCGTCATCGCTGAGAGGCTTGACGAATGCCGAGAACCGCCCTGGTTCTACAGTAATATCGACATCTGGATTAATCATTTTAAGGTGTCTTTTTAAGGCTTCTACCTTATTTTTGCCTATATCTTTCCATACATAATGAGAAACACCAATATTTTGTATTTCTACTTTGTCAAGGTCATATAAGATGAACTTATCTGCACCCATACGACAAAGCTGGGTAGATGCGGAACTACCGATAGCCCCGCATCCAAGTATGTGAAAGATTTTATTATCGAAGTCTTCAATAAGACCTCTACTTCTTTCATTTATAAACAACTGTATCCCTCCCTTCTATATTTTCAAGAAAATCTTCAGGCCAATAATGATAAACTAATGCTTCCAATTCATTCTTGCTCATGAGCTTTACTTTAAGATTGTATCCTTTGATACTCTTATTAATTGTTTTTCTCATTTCAAGATATTGCTCATAAGAAACATCGTCTTCCAATATTTTATCCTGCATTTCTTCTATCAAATCATTAACAGGTTTAACTTTATCAGCTGGTATTTTATCCATATCAACTGTATCATTTCGTTGATATCCATAGCCATCACCATAAGCATTAATACCATAACCATACATGTTATAATCATCAACTTCATTTTGGTCTTGTTTAGTCCAAAGGCCAGTTTGATTACCATTAACATATGTTTTAGTTTTAGGGTCATACTTTGTTACAGCTGCTACAGATTTGGAACACAGTTCTTTTACTTCAGCATCAAGCTTATTATCTCGTACTTCGTCTATATCTTCAAGGAAATTAAGCGTAACATTTTCTTCATGTTCAAAAGGATAGAAGAATTGAACTCTTAATTTATATTCTTGTTTAAGATTAACTACTAGAGATACTGTGAAATCGTGGGATTTATTTGCTAAAATAGTAGCATTATCAGTTCCTGACCAAAATGCACCCATTGTATGATGACTATGCCACCAACAATGTCTTACATTATCGCCATGTTTGCCTACCATTTTAGAATAATGGAGAGCTAATGCTTCAGCTTCCATAGTACAATCTCCACCTGATACTTCCTGTTTAAGGATTACAGGGTCTTTTATGATAAAGTCTCCCTCATCATCTTCAATTACCACCATTTGTCCACCTATTTCAGCTTTCATTTGATGATATGATGATTCAGCGTATGCTATTACCTTATTCCAATCATCCTTAGAAATATAGAACTTGGCATTTTTCTTTTCATCAGAACGGGTTGCGCTCATTTGTTGGTCCCCTTTCGGCTTCTTCGTCATTTGCATGTAACCATGCGTTAAGAGTGTCATCTAATTCAACATCTTGAGAATTAGTTAATAATATATCAAGATACTCTGGATATAATGTTTGATTAGTTGATAATCTATGAGTATTAACCATTGAACGATAATCAAGAACAGGTCTTAGCTCTTCTGCTTTGTTAATGGTATCATAATATTCATCTTCTATATTATCTCGCATTTCTCCATCATAACTTCCCAGGCTATCTAGCCAATATATTCTTTCGCAATATCTATAAATCAGATAAGCATCTCTGGCTAAACCTTCAGAATTATGATGGTCAGTATATTCTAAAACATTTCGACTAAAGTTCGTACAAGTATCTTCAAATATAGCCCAATCACAATTTCCAGCTCCCATATCTGGAGTTTTCCATAATGATGTAAAATCTCGCGTACTACTATCTATTCCACTTGTTACAATATTCCACATTGCTATAGCTTTAGTTTGAATAATAGCTTTAAACTGTTGAGTTTTAGATACATAAGCCAATCCTGGCAAACCTTGCTGTTCTATCACAGCATCAAGTGCAGCAAGATATTGAGGTGGCACTGCAATTGGTTCTTTACTTAGCCTAAGATAATATTCACATACATCACGAGTATCATTTTTCTCCGATAAAGCACATTTAGAACAAAATCTGGCAAGCATTTGTTCTTGGCTTACTCCATTTCTTACTGTATCTCTACATATAGAAATATTTGTTCCCATATAGTCAGGAATAGCAGTTCCTTTCCATTCTTTAGGCATGCCTATATGATGATATTCAGTTTGATTTAAAGGAGAAGTATTGCCCAGATAATATGTTGATGCCCATTTAGTTAAAATTGCTTTTAATGGGCCTATCATCCCGCAAAAGAGAGCCATTACAATGTCTTCTTTAAAATCTCCAAAACAAGTATTTCCTAAATCATAAGAATATCTACCACCACTTTGAATAAATGGATGTTTTATACTTGACATATAAGGAAATTTAAATGTATGATTACATAAATATTTCAAATTCAATCGTCGATATACTGTATGTTGATTTTCTATTTTAGGATTAGACATTTTAATCTGACGATAGCCTAATATTGCATCATATAATGGAATAGTAAAGCAAACAACTAAACCTCCATATGGATTAGTACATACTATGCCAGAATCTTCTGTTTTTATATAATAATCTATATCAACATCTTCTAAAGGTATGATAATGTTAATATACCATCGTTGAGGATTAGTATTAAGATTATATATTTTATATAATTCTTCTAATTTGCTACGACTTATATTATATTTAACCAATTCACCAACTCTATCATATTCTGGATGTAATGGATTATCCCATGTATATTCAAATAGACCACCATCTACATGATGACACTCATTACTACGTCTTTTTTTTGCAAAATATGGTAAAGAAGTTATTTCTACACTTGTATTTGGAATAGGCCTTGTTACCTCATTCATATATTCTGTTAATAACATTTGGCCTTCAAGAGTAGCTTTTTCACTATCTAAAGATTGTTTAGCATTTCTAAAACCTTTTAATTCATCATCAATCATAATTAAATCACTTGCCAATTGAGTACATTGGTAAGAATGATGTTTAGTTAATCTTCTGATAGTATTAGCTCCTTTAGGTTTAGACCAATGAGGAAATAATGAATGAGTCACTTGTTCTTTTAATCGTTCATAAGAACCAGGTCTCCAACGCGCATTATTGTTAAATTCAAGGTTTAAATTATGTTTTCGCTCAATTCTTTCAACTATTCTACGAAATTCACCTACTCTAGATAACCTTGACGTATCTACCTTAGGTATTTGTATTAATTTTAATGATTCTTGCATTTAATTACCCTTTATAATGTTCAAAGGGGGAATGGAACCTCTCGGCCTGCGGCCGCTGGGTCGGGATTCCCCCTCTGATTGATTATGAATAAACATTTCGAAACAGGGACTACTTGCGGGCTCTTGTTTCTTTAGGAGCTCATCAATTATAATTCATTATAAATCATAAATATTGTTAGTCTTTAGTAACGTTGGCGTGCTTGAGTAATGATTCTAGGAGTCTATTCTTACCATTGTTCCCATTAGGGCTTATACCTCGCTCGCTAGATGAGCATGGTGTGCCTAAAAGGTTGGCTTATATGCCACCCTTTTTACCGCCAGCAACATGGGAAACTCTGTCACCGTCGTTAATTGGTGTTGTATTATCAGCTGATGCTACAACATCATTTACAATAATAGAACCTGTAAGTCCCATACCACCTTCTTCAGCGGATTTTCTTAAATCAGCTACTGTTACTGCAGTAGTTTCAGTTGGTTGAGGTAGTTGACCACCATTCATGAAACGAATAGTTTTAACAGTTACAGTTTGGGTAGGTACCTCGCGAGTTACTTCAGACATATATATGCCTCCTTATTATTTATGATTAACCGGTTACTATAATGAAGAGTTTCGTCACCTTCATTATCATTATAAAACCAATGGCGGTCCATATGCCAGCCCATAAAGAGCGAACAATAGATTCCATTAGTTTATTTAAATAGAATGATATTATTTTTTTCATCATTATCCTTTATTAATTTTGAGATGCCCAGCTTTGTGCAATGGGTTCTCTAGTTAGAATATGTTCTATTAATACATCTACAGGAATGAATGATTCTATAGCCATTCTCATTCTCCATTCTGTGCAAACATTAAGTAAATAATATGCTACAGCAGAGTTCCTTTGCCTTGCCTGATTACCAGTATATGTATTAAATCTCTTAATACCTTGTAAAATGGTAAAAGGACTCATATCTTGACTGACACATCTTTTAATAGTATTCTTTGCTATAGCTTTACCTAAAAGGTTCTCTAATTCATATATTCTCCTAGTTACTCTAGTAGAAATATTCTTAGCACCCTTTAACCATCTCTCACATTCTTGAACAGCATTAATTTTCATAGTATCTTCATGTAATGAGGTGAAAGCTTTGTCATGGTTTATTTTCTTATTAGTGAGCAAAATACCATGGACGTCTTCATGTCCAAGTTCTTTTAATGCTACACATCGTCTATGGCCATTAACGACACGCAAAAGACGATTTCCATTAGATACCATTTCCATAATTGTAATAGGCTCATTTTGACCATTTTTAGCAATATTTGTAGCTAAAGATTTAACACGTCTCAGCTCTGTTCTTACACTAGGATTTAATGGACTAAAACTTAAATCAGCAATTTTAAAGATATTATACTGAAATTTAGTAGTAGGTATGGT